AAGTCGGGATTATATTCTTTGTTTATTCCTATGGAATGGAATTACGAAGGATTCATTGATGAATTCGGACGACCTGTATTCAGTGATCCTAAACAACAAACATTTGATCCACAAGGAGTAGAGATAGATCAAGGTGTTATAAGTCACTGGGAAAATGAAGCAGAAGGTTTAAAAGACGATCAAGACGCTTTAAATGAATTTTACCGCCAGTTTCCTAGAACAGAAGAGCATGCATTTAGAGATGAAACTAAAAATAGTTTATTTAATCTTATAAAGATATATGAGCAGATAGACTATAATGAAGGAAATAAAAACTCATCAGTAATAACTACTGGTAATTTTCAATGGAACAATGGAGTAAAAGATACAAAGGTTACTTATAATCCAGATCCAAATGGTAGGTTTAAAGTAAGTTGGGTTCCAGACATTAAAATGCAAAATAATATTATTACTAAAAACGGCCAAAAATACCCAGGAAACGAGCACGTAGGAGCGTTTGGCTGTGACTCATACGATATATCAGGAACAGTAGATAATAGAGGTTCTAAAGGAGCTTTGCATGGTTTGACAAAGTTTTCAATGGAAAACGCACCAGCTAATACTTTCTTTTTAGAATATATAGCGAGACCACAAACAGCTGAGATATTTTTTGAAGACGTATTAATGGCGTTAGTATTTTATGGTATGCCATTGCTTGCAGAAAATAATAAACCTAGATTATTATATCACTTAAGAAGAAGAGGTTATAGGGGTTTTAGTATGAATAGACCAGATAAAATTTGGAATAAACTTTCGGTAACAGAAAAAGAAATAGGTGGCATGCCTAATTCTAGTGAAGATATAAAACAAGCACATGCAGCAGCTATTGAAATGTATATAAATGATCATGTTGGATTATTGCAAGATGGAGCATATGGTAATATGTATTTCAATGAAACTCTAAATGACTGGTCTAAATTTAATATAAATAGGAGAACCAAGCATGATGCTTCGATAAGTTCAGGCTTAGCAATAATGGCATGCAATAGAAACCTTTATAGACCAAATCCAGAGACAAAAAGAAAAAAATTAAACTTAAGTATATCCAAGTATAATAACAAAGGATTTCAATCAAGAATAATAAAACAATAAAATGGCATATACAAATACACATTTTCCATCTCAAGCGGTTAGCGATCTAGAAAAATTATCTGAAGAATATGGATTAAAGGTTGCTAGAGCTATAAAACACGAGTGGTTTTCTAGAAGTACAGCTAGATTTAGTGATAACATATCTAAGTTTAGTAGTAATCTAAACAACTATCATCAATTAAGGTTATACGCTAGAGGCGAACAACCAATAGATAAATATAAAAACGAATTATCAATTAATGGTGACTTATCATATTTAAATCTAGACTGGAAGCCCGTACCTATAGTGTCAAAATTCGTTGACATAGTTGTTAATGGTATGTCACAAAGAAACTACGAAATAAATTGTTTCTCACAAGACGCTAATGGTGTTAACAAGAGAACCGAATACATGGAGTCTATACTTCGTGACATGAGATCCAAAGAGTATAATGAATTAGCTAAGGCTAACTTTAATATAAATTTATACGAAAATGATCCGCAAAACCTTCCACAAAGTGAAGATGAACTAGCATTGCACATGCAACTTGATTATAAGCAAGCTGTTGAGCTAGCTGAAGAACAAGCTTTAAATGTTTTACTCGAGAATAGTAATTATGATTTAGTAAGAAGAAGATGTCTATATGACCTAACAACAATAGGTATAGCTGCTACTAAAACAACATTTAATTATAGCGATGGAGCTAAAGTTGAATATGTTGATCCAGCAGATATGGTTTACTCGTTCACTGATTCTCCTTATTTTGATGATATATATTATGTTGGCGAAGTAAAAGAAATACCTATCAACGAGCTGGTAAAACAATTTCCAAATCTATCTGAGCAAGAGATAAAAGATATAACAAGTACATCTGCTGATCCTATAAACTACAAATCACTTAGAGATAAAAACTTAATACACGTTTTATATTTTAATTATAAAACACACATGAATAATGTTTACAAGTTAAAAACATTAGGCACTGGAGCTGAAAAGATAATTGAAAAAGATGATCAATTTAATCCACCTCAAGATATGGAAGGTAATTTTCAAAAACTAGAAAGAGTTGTTGAAACATTATACGAAGGTGTTTATGTATTAGGTGCAGATAAAGTATTAAAGTGGAATATGGCTGACAATATGATGAGATCAGACTCTGATTTTAATAGAGTTAAAATGAATTATCAAATAGTTGCACCTAGATTATACAATGGTAAAATAGAATCTTTAGTTAGTAGAATAACTGGTTTTGCTGATATGATTCAATTGACTCATTTAAAGATACAACAAGTAATGGCGAGAATGGTACCAGATGGTGTTTACTTAGATGCTGATGGATTAGCTGAAATAGATTTAGGTAACGGAACTAATTATAATCCGCAAGAAGCTTTAAATATGTTCTTCCAAACTGGTAGTGTTGTTGGTAGAAGTTTTACTTCTGAAGGAGATCAAAACCCAGGTAAAGTTCCAATCCAACAAATAAGCAATGGTGTTAACAGTGGTAAGCTTCAAAGCTTGATACAAACTTACAACTATTATCTTCAAATGATAAGAGATGTAACTGGATTAAATGAAGCTAGAGATGGTAGTATGCCAGATAAAAATGCTTTAGTTGGTGTACAAAAACTAGCTGCAGCAAACTCAAATACAGCAACAAGACATATACTACAATCAATGCTATATTTAACCGCTGAAACAGCAGAGTGTTTGTCTCTTAGAATATCTGATATAATAGAATATTCTCCAACAAAAGATGCTTTTATACAAGCTTTAGGTGCTCATAATGTTGCTACACTAGAAGAAATGAAAAATCTACATTTATATGATTTTGGTATATTCATAGAGCTAATGCCAGACGAGGAGGAAAAAGCGTTGTTAGAAAATAATATACAAGTGGCGCTTGGACAAAAACTAATAGAACTAGATGATGCTATTGATCTAAGAGGTATTAGAAATATTAAGTTAGCTAATCAAATGCTAAAAATAAAAAGAAGGCAAAAACAAGAAAGAGACCAGGCTATTGCTCAACAAAATATAGAGGCTCAATCACAAGCTAACGCTCAAGCACAAGAGGTTGCTGCTCAAGCTGAGATACAAAAAACTCAAGCACAAAACATTTCAAACGCTGAACTAGAGTCTGTTAAGAATAATTTAAAGATGGAATATTTAAGGCAAGAAGTTCAATCTAAAAAAGAGTTAATGATATTAGAATTTGAATTAAATTCTGGTATAAAGAAAGAAGAAAGGGAAATAGCTAGTAAATTAGAGTCTGTTAGAGAAGACAGAAAGGATCAAAGAATTGATAGGCAAGCTGCTTATCAAAAAGAAATGATAAATCAAAGAACTGAGGGTAATTCACTTAAAAAGTTTGAATCATCAGGTAATGATATAGTTACGGGAGATGCCGGTATTGATCGGTTTTAATCCTTATTTTTAATATTTTATAAAATTTTATTATGACAGAAGAAAATAAAGAGGTGCTTGAAGAAGTTACTGAAGAACAAAACGAACAACAAGTAGAAGAAGTCATTGAAGAAGTCAATGATGAATCTATGTTTGATAGTGCTGGTGATCCAGATATTATCAAAGTTAATTTAGATAAAACTCCCGAACCTAAAAGCGAAGAGGTTGAGCAACAACCCGCTGAAGAAAAAGAGGAGGACGTAGTCAGTGAAGAAAAAGAAGATGATATTTTAGAAGAACAACCAGTTTTAGAAGAGGTTGTTGAGGAAGATACTGATGAAGAAGAGGTTGCTAAAGTTGAAGAGGAGGTAGAAGAAGCTATCGCTGAAGCTGAAGCAACTGGAAAACCATTGCCAGAAAATATTCAAAAGCTAATTGACTTTATGGATGAAACTGGTGGTGATATAAGTGACTACGTTAATTTAAATAGAGACGTTTCTAAAATGGACGACTCTGATGTAATAGACGAGTATTATCGTGCAACCAAACCTCATTTAACTGTAGAGGAAAGAAATTTTTTACTAGAAGAAACTTTTGGTTACGATGAAGAGGTTGATGATGCTAGAGATATTCGTAAGAAGAAAATAGCCCTTAAAGAGCAAGTTGCCGAGGCTAAAGCCTATTTAGACGGGCAAAAGTCTAAGTACTATGAAGAAATTAAAGCTGGGTCAAAGTTGACCGCTGAACAACAAAAAGCTGTTGATTTCTTTAATAGATATAATAAGGAATCTGAAGAGCAGAAGAAATTATCTGAAGCTACTAAAAGAACATTTTTAAATAAAACTAATAATCTTTTTAACGAAAAATTCAAAGGTTTTGATTATAACGTTGGAGATAAAAAATTTAGATTTAATGTGAAAGATGTTCAAAAAGTAAAAGAGACTCAAAGTGATTTAAATAATTTTATCAATAAGTATATTGGTGAAGATAAAATGACAATAAGTGATGCTGCTGGTTATCACAAGTCTTTGTTTACAGCTATGAACGCAGATGCTATTGCTAAACATTTTTACGAGCAAGGTAAAGCAGATGCTATCAAAGGACAAATTGCTAAAGATAAAAACGTAAACATAAAACCCAGACAACAACACGGTGAAGTTCAAGCCGGTGGAATGAAGGTTAGAGTGTTAGGTGATTCTGCTAAAGATTTTAAATTTAAAATTAAAAATAAAAAATAACAATTTAAAAAAAATATATTATGGCAATTTCAAATCCCGGTGGTAATCTAAATAGCGTTCCTGCTCCTACTAAAGCAGCATTGGAAACAAATTATTTAGATTTAGCGAGCACAGCTAATCAAGGCTGGGCTCAACAATATGTACCTGACCTAATGGAAAAAGAAGCTGAGGTTTTCGGACCAAGGACAATCTCTGGTTTTCTTGCTCAAGTAGGTGCAGAAGAGGCTATGACGGCTGATCAAGTCGTTTGGTCTGAACAAGGTAGATTACATCTATCTTACAAAGGACATGTAGATAACGCTACTCAACAAGAAGGAAATAGTAATGAAGAGGGTGGTACTTTTGAAATAGAAACTGATATAGACGGTAATGACGCTAGTGGTAGTGGCACGTCTGTTGCTCACGGTATTAGAGTTAACGATATGGTTTTAATAGCAGACGCTAACGCGACAGTTAGAGGTTTAGTAACTGCTGTTCAAAACGATTTAATTAGTGTTGCTCTTTATGACGCTGGTAACACAACAGCTACATTTGCTAACGCTGGTTTAGCTGCTGGATCTGGATCAGATGCTACTATTTTAGTTTACGGTTCTGAATTTAAAAAAGGTGATAACTATAACGGTCAAGCATCTAGAACAGCTAACGAACCTCAATTCAAGTCTTTCCAAAACAAACCAATTATTATGAAAGATTACTACGAAGTTTCTGGATCAGATGCTTCAAGAATTGGTTGGGTTGAAGTTTCAAGTGAAATGGGACAAAGTGGGTACTTATGGTACTTAAAAGCTGAAGCTGACACAAGAGCTCGTTTTACTGACTACATTGAAATGGCTATGCTTGAATCAGTCTTAACTGACGCTGATGAATCTAAGGTAGATGCTTTCTTAGGAACCGATGGAACTACTTTAAGTGGTACTGAAGGTTTATTCGCGGCTATTGAGTCAAGAGGTAACGTTACTACTGGTGTAACAGGTGTTAATGCTGCTACTGATTTAGCTGAATTTGACGCTATCTTAGCTGAGTTTGATAAGCAAGGTGCTATTGAAGAATACATGATGTTTGTTAATAGAGCTACTAGTTTAGCGGTTGATGACATGCTTGCTTCGATGAATTCTTACGGAGCTGGTGGTACTTCTTACGGAGTATTTAACAACGATGAAGATATGGCTTTAAACTTAGGTTTCTCAGGATTTAGAAGAGGTTCTTATGACTTCTACAAATCTGATTTTAGATACTTAAATGATCTAGCTACAAGAGGTGGTATTAACGATAGAGATACTATTAATGCTATTAGAGGTGTTATGATACCTGCTGGTATGTCTTCTGTTTATGATCAAACAGTTGGACAAAGTATCAAGAGACCGTTTTTGCACGTGAGATATAGAGCTTCTCAAACTGATGACCGAAGAATGAAATCTTGGGTTACTGGTTCTGTTGGAGCTGCTACATCAGCACTTGATGCTATGCAGTTACACTTCTTATCAGAAAGATGTTTAGTTACTCAAGGTGCTAACAACTTTATGTTAATGAAGTAAGATACTATTTATTTATAAGGGCGGTCTAGTATCGCCCTTATATTTTTATTAATTTTATTATATATTATATTATGGCAAAGAAAAAAGAAACAACTAAGGTTGAAGAACCTGTGGTTAATGAGGAAGTGGTTATTAAGGAACCATCGGTTGTAAAAGAACAACCTAAGGTTGAGGCTCCTAAAACAAAAGCTAAACCAAGCGATACTTGGGAAATAAAAGATAGAATATATTATCTTAAAGGAAGAAGAAAACCTCTATCTTATATGCTTAAGTCTGCTGGTATTTTTTATTTTGATGAATCTTTAGGTTATGAAAGAGAGCTTAAGTATTGTGAAAATCAAAGAACATCATTTGTAGATGAGATGAAAGGTGACCAAAGACTAGAGCATATTATTTTTAGAAGTGGCAATCTTGTTGTTCCTAAAAACAAAACAGTTTTACAAAAATTATTATCATTATACCACCCACATAGAGATAAGGTTTATTATGAGTGGAAACCAGAGGTGAAAGCCGCTGACGAAATAGAAACTCTAGAGTTGCAGGCTGATGCTATACTAATGGCTAGAACTATGGATATTGATTTAGCTGAGGCTATAATGAGAGCAGAGAAAGGTTCTGAGGTATCAGATTTAAGCTCTAAAGAACTTAAAAGAGATTTATTATTATTTGCTAGAAATAATCCTCAGTTATTCTTAGAGCTTGCTAATGATGATAATGTTCAATTAAGAAACTTTGGTATAAAAGCTGTTGAAGCTGGAGTTATCTCTATATCAAGCGATCAAAGACATTTTTTATGGAGTTCAAATAATAGGAAGATTATGACTGTTCCTTTTGATGAACATCCATATACGGCTTTAGCTCATTGGTTTAAAACTGATGAAGGTATGGAAATATACTCAAACATTGAAAAAAGATTAAATTAATATCTTTTAACTAATATTAATAGCCACCTATTTTGGGTGGCTATTTTTATTTAGGGCTAACCTTTCACTTTATTATGTAACTATATTATAGTAAAATATATAGTATTATGAAATCGAAAGGACTAGGTGACGACGTCGCTAATTTTACTAAAAAAACGGGTTTAAAAAAACTAACACAAATAGCAATGGAAGCTATGGGTTACAAAGGTTGTAATTGCGATGAAAGGCAAGCCTGGTTAAACAATCAATTTCCATATTATAAAAAATAAATTATGGCGGTAAGTATAAATGAAGTATATCAAAAAGTTTTAGTTATAGCAAATAAAGAACAAAGAGGCTATATAACACCTCAAGAGTTTAATTTGTTTGCTGATAAAGCTCAATTAGAAATATATGATGGTTATTTCCATGATTTAAAAATGGCTAACTATAAAAATAAAAACCAAAAGGGAGTAGGGTTTGATGAGGTTGAAATGGTTTACCAAAAATTAGCACCTTTTAAAAACACAGTAGTAATTAGTCAAACAGCAGGTGACAACACATTTGAGCTTCCAGATAGACACTACTTTATTAATAACATAGTTAATGTTGATTTAGGTGTAGAGCTTAAAGAGTTAAGTATGAAAAAAATTTTACATACTGAAGCAAATCCTTTAACAAGAGCTACTACAAATAGACCTGTTTATGCTCAGATCGGAATAAACCTTACTACAGATGGTGTGAATGCTATTAGTCAAGTTCGAATATATCCAACCCCTACTGTTGACACATCTCTTCACGTTGATTTTTTTAAAAAACCTGCAACCCCTAAGTGGGCATATGTTGTTGTTCAAGGTAAAGCATTATATAACGCGTCGGCTACAGATCTTCAAGATTTTGAGTTGCACGTGTCTGAAGAAGAAAATTTAGTTACTAGAATATTAGGTTTATCCGGCGTAGCTATGAGAAGTCCTGATATTGCACAGGCGGGCGTAATGGACAAGCAGAGTATTAAACAATCACAAAATGATTAACTATGGGATTACTAGACGATCAAACTCAATTTCAATACTACAACAACGCTGCTAATTATGGTAGCTATCAGTTCGTTAGTTTAGATAATATAATAAACGCTTTCATGGTTATATATGTTGGTGAAAACAAAATAATATCTAAGGTAGATAGGACAGATGTTCAGTTTCATGCCATGCGTGCTATACAGGAATTATCATACGATGTGTTTAGATCTTTTAAAACTCAAGAGATAGAAGTTCCAAATACTTTAGTTATGGCACTACCTCAAGACTATGTTAATTACATAAAGTTATCTAGGGTAGATAGTGATGGTATTGAAAGAGTTTTATATAAAACAGGTAAGACATCTAATCCATTTGCTATATCTCAAGATGATGATGGCAACTATCAGTTTAGCGATGAAGAAGCTCCATTTGGAACTCAAGACACTCTTATAGAGCAGACACCTAGTAATACATCTGATAGCTATCAAAATCAACAAGCTGTTGATACTTTTGCGGATGATTCAACGGATATAGAAATAGATAGTAGAGGTAGAAGATATGGTATAGATCCTCAGTACGCTCAAGCAAATGGTAGCTTTTATATAGATTTGCTAAGAGGTTATATAAATTTTAGCTCAGCGTTAGCAGGTAAAACAATTATATTACACTATGTGAGTGATGGACTTGGTACTGACTCTGAAATGGTTGTACATAAGTTTTGTGAAGAAGCTATTTATAAGTGGATAACATATGGCATATTATCTTCAAGATCAAATATACCAGAATATATAGTACAAAGATATAAAAAAGAAAAATTTGCTGAAACAAGAAAAGCAAAAATAAGATTATCAAATATTAAAATAGAAGAATTTACTCAAATACTTAAAGGTATGGGTAAGCAAATAAAATAAATTATGCCGGAATTAAAACATAGTTTTCAAGCCGGAAGAATGAACAAGGATTCAGATGAGAGACTTGTTCCTAACGGTGAATACAGAGAAGCAATGAACATACAGGTTAGAACTACCGATGGTGGTACTGATGATCTCGGTGATGCCGGTACCGTGCAGAATATAAAAGGTAATTCTCTAATAGAACCTACAGCTCACTTACAATCTGGCTTTACATCAAGCATTATTGGAGGTCCAAATACAAACTTTGTAATGGGTAGTGTTGCTGATGAAAAAACAAACTCTATCTACTTTCTTATAGCTGGAGCAAATCTTAGACAGGTAATAAATCTTCCAACCCAAATATCTAGTAAAAAATTATTTATAGACACAATACTTGAAGTAAAAGAAACTTCTTCTGGAGCTCAAAGTAATCCAGTTGTTGTAGATAAATATGCTATAGTAGATACTTGTTTAAATGTTTTTGGAACAACACCACCTGATGGAACTAACCCATACCAACAAGTTACTCTACCTGAAGATAACTCTGTTATAGATGATTTAAGTCCAGGATTTAGATTAACAGTTTGGAGTAATCAAGGTTTTCCTATAATGAGGGATGTTGAGATACAGCACGTTGATAAAGGTAACAATGTTTTAACTTTTTACAATGAACAAGTAGTTAATCTTCAATTAGGATATTCTTTAGTTTTTCAAAGAGATGGTGCTTTAAATTTTAGCACAATAGGTAAAAAACCAACTTTAATTACAGGTATTAATGTGATAGATAATTTATTATTTTGGACAGACAATGTATCTGAGCCAAAAAAAATAAATATTGATAGATGTAAAAAAGGTACAAGCGACTTTACTTCACATACACAGTTGTTTATTGAAAACCCTTTAACAAGTAGCACTGAATTAGCCGTAGATGAAGGAACAGGACAGGGCATGGAATTTCAACTATCACCTCTTTTAAATAATGATATAAGAGAGGAGCACATGGTTGTTATGAGACAAGCGCCACTTACTGCCCCAAATATAGAAATGAGTGTTGATGAGAGATCAGGACAAACAAACATATCAGCTTTTCAATATAACTTTGTGACAACAAATGAAGAAGGATCTCAAACTTTCTTAAATATAGGTGATGAAATAACTGTAGTAAGTTCAGACTTTAATAATATAGACTATATGGTTAATGATATATTAAAGTTTACTACAACACTAGAAAACAATACAGAGGTTGTTTTATCAATGACAATAAACTCTATATCTACAGACGAATCGACTGGTAACACTGCTATAACATTTATGGTATTAACACTATTTGGCAATACCCCAAACATTGATGAAACTTATTGGGAGGTTGAATTAGAAAAATCTAGTCCTTTGTTTGAATTAAAACTAGGTAGATTTGGGTATAGATATAAATACACAGATGGAGAGTATTCTTCGTTTTCACCTTGGTCTGAATTAGCTTTCTTACCTGGACCTTATGAATCTAATCATAAAAAAGGTTATAATCTAGGTATGGTTAACACAGCTAGAAATATAATAATAAAAGATTTTATTCCACATCCTAGAACTAGACCTCTTGATATAAAATGTGTTGATATACTGTATAAAACAACAGATAATCAAAATGTTTATGTTGTTAAAACAATAGAAAGAGAAAGAGATCCTGAGTGGGAGATGTTTGTTCCAGGTGGTCCTCTTGGTGGGGAAGGTTTGGATTCTATGGTTTTTGGTAGATACTCAATAACATCAGAGATGATATATAAAACTCTACCATCTAATCAAACATTAAGAGCCTGGGATAATGTACCTAGAAGAGCTTTAGCTCAAGAGATAGCAGCCAATAGAGTTATATACGCAAACTATACACAAGGTTATGATATAGTTAATCCAGTGGGATTAATACAAAACTTAAAAAGTAATCAAGAAGCAAATCCTAATGAACCTAAAAAATCTATTAAATCAATTAGGGAATATAGGTTTGGTATGGTATTTGGAGATAGATACGGTAGAGAAACACCAGTTATTTCTCCTGGTTTAATTGCTGGTGGTGATTATTCTAATTATTCTGTAAATTCTGGTGACGTTAGGATTCCTAAAAAGTTATCTAAAAACAAAAACTGGTTTGAAGTTCAACAAGACTGGGATCAAGTTATTGGCAATGGTGTTCCAGAGCAGTGGATGGAGTATGTTAAATACTATGTAAAAGAAACGTCTAACGAGTATTATAACTTAGTAATGGATAGATGGTATGAAGCCGAAGATGGAAACATATGGTTATCATTTTCTTCTGCTGATAGAAATAAAGTGGATGAGGACACTTATTTAATAATGAAGAACGAGCACGGCTCTAATACAGCTGTTGAAGAAAAAGCTAGATACAAAGTTATAGCAATACAAAATGAAGCGCCAGACTTTATTAAACTAGACCCTAGAGACATGGGTAAAATACCTCTAGATCCAGGTCAAATTGATGGAGTTTTTGTAGATGATCTAGACGCAAATCCTGAAGCTGTAGTTGCTACCGGATTAGTTGAGAATACTCAATTAAAAATAGAGGCTTCTGTTTGGCAAAATTTTTTAGATGATTATAATCCAAGGGGAAATTTAAAAATTAGAGTAGTTGGCTCATGCACAGCTATAGATCAAGTTTTATTTAGTAACTATAGAACAATAACTAGACATTCTCCAGGTGTTGATGAGGATGATGATTGTACACTTGTTTGGAATAAGAATTTTGGAGCATCAGCTGACATGTACAGTAGGTTTGTTGCTTTAGGAGCTGGATCTACTGTTACTGGCTTAAAGTATGAGTTAGAAATAAGAGAAATGGTTGTGGATAACAAACCAGAGTACGAAGGTAGATTTTTTGTAAAAATAGAAAAAGATATATTAGTTCAAGAAAAAATCCAACATATGCTTCCAGAGCAGGGTGATCTTCTACCAGTGGCTTCGTATCCTCTTGGTTATATAGATTCTCAACCATTCAATCCTGCACTTAATGGTGAATATGCTAATTATCCCTGGGCGAGCGTGTCATCTGCTGCAGTTGAAACGGGAAGTACTAATAATAGTAACGGCGGTAATGTAGCCACAGATCCAGATGGAATTGATAGCAGATTTCAGGTTGCAGCGTTTGCTCTAGGTGTTACTAAGGAAATTGGCTCAGACTCTAGTATAGACAATATAGAGACTACATCTTCAACAGGTCCAGTTTCTTTTATGTCATCTTTTCAACAATATTTTAGAGTAAATTACGGTAGTCTTACTAGAGACTATTGGAAGTGGCACAAGGAATATGTTGGTGATCCTATTGATCCATCGGGAGCAAATACTCCTAAAACCAGAATGTTTATTGATTCAGCTAGAGCTAGAAGAATGATATTAAATAATCCAAATGCCACAACAAATAACGATGGAGATGGATTGGGACCAAAATCAATAGAGTTTTATAAACCAACTGGTTTAGATGAAGGTAGACTATCTGGCGATAACTTTTCGCCAACAGTAAATGGGGAGTTAGGCAGAATGTTTGTTTCTATAAGTGATACGTGGCAAGACGGTGGAAACGGAACAAGTGGTTTTATTGGTAGTGAACTATCTTTTAAAAATGAATTTTCAAAAGCTGGAACTATTTTTAGTTTTGATGGTGATCCAGAAGGCACTTTATATATAACTGTTACAAATGAGCAGACAATAGATGAAGTAGTTAGAGTTGAAGTCGATAATAGTCTTATACTTGGGGCAATAAATTACGAGCCAGTTCATGAATTTAATGTGTTTAACGATGATGTTGAAAGTATAGCACTAATAGATTTTAATACGAACCCCAACTTTATTATGTTTGCAGATGAAGATACTGACAACAATGATGATGGTGACTGGGACTACGGTGGTAGTGGAGTTAATTTAAGTGGTTCTATTGATAGCGTAGATGATTTTTTAAACTTGCAAAATGATGTTCCAGGAATCTTAGTTAGCACATATGCTGGAGGGATGATTACCACTGGAACTGTTAGTATAACTGGAAGTATTAGCGATGGTATAAACTTTAACCAATCATCAGATGGAAGCAACGATATTTTAGGTGAAGCATTATTTGGTACACAGGTTTTTGGAATGCAAAATCTTGATCAATTTAGAATATCTAGATCTGGTTTTAGATTTGAATTTAGAAGATTAGATACTAACAATACGATCGTACCAAACGGTGGTATTATAATTGATGATTTTGATCCAAGAGGATTATTGCTTCACGATGGTAGAAATAGAATAAATATAACTGTCCACGCTAGACAGTTTTTAGGTGGTGGTCAGTACATACCAACTGATCAAGGAGCTGTTTGGGAAACAGAACCAAAAGAAGACGTTGGATTAGATATATATTACGAAGCTTCTAATGCGATACCAATGATTTTAAATAGTGAAAACACACCATTATTTGCTCCATATAATTCAAAGGTAACAGTACAGAGACCAATAGATAATGGGGGTTTTAACGATATAACTCTATCTGGTTTTAACCATCATGTTTGGACGATAGGATATACTCAGTCTACATCTATAATAGGTGTAAAATCTACAACCGTAGGTGACACAGCAACTCTTCATACCTCTGAAATAGAGGTAGGAGATTTTTTAATTTTCGAACATAATGATGGTACAAAAACTAGATCAGAAGTAACTGCTCACATGGCACCTCTAGTTGAGCACGGAGATGATGCTAACTTAAATGAAACTGTTTTTAGAGAATTAACACCAGAGACCGATGGAGTTGATTTTGGTTTTTCATGGAATGGTAACACTAGTAATGGTAGTGCCGTGTTTGTAGTAACTGGAAGTTCTGCAGCTGCACTTATATCTGCTGGAATATCATTCAATGGCAGCTTAATTACAGATCCCGTAGATGACACTTTAGATAATCAAGGAATACCAGAAAACACATATATTACATCTTACACTATTAGCGGTAGTAATGTTTTTATTACATTATCTCAAGATGATTTTGCTACCGCTGGTGAGCAAGACGCAGATTACAAGGTTAATGCTTTTCCGTCTAGAACTGGTTACTACGAAATTGAATCTAAAGTTTATAAATATCCAGTAGAATTAGCATGGCACAATTGTTATTCTTTTGGCAATGGCGTAGAGTCAGATAGAATAAGAGATGACTTTAATGCTCCAACTATAGATAATGGTATTATAGTTTCAACAACTTTTACCGGTTATGGCGAAGAGAATAAAGGTAGTGGTTTAATATATTCAGGCTTATACAACTCAACATCAGGTGTTAATGATTTAAACGAGTTTAATATGGCTGAAAAAATAACTAAAGATTTAAATCCTAGTTACGGTTCAATACAAGCTTTGAAAACAAGAGATACAAACGTTGTTGCTTTAGCTGAAGACAAAGTTCTACAAATAACAACTAATAGAGACGCTTTGTTTAACGCTGATGGTAATGCACAATTATTAGCTTCAAACAAAGTTTTAGGTACAGCTGTTCCGTATAGTGGAGATTACGGTATATCTAAAAATCCAGAGTCTTTAGCTGTTGACCAGTTTAGAATGTATTTTACAGACACTCAAAGAGGAGCTGTTTTAAGATTATCAAGAGATGGCTTAACACCTATATCTAGTGCTGGTATGAAAACTTACTTTAGAAATAATTTAAAAAAAGCAGAGTCTTTAGTTGGAAGTTTTGACACTGTTAACGGTGAATATAATTTAACATTAAAGTATATGTCTGGATTAGGAGATGATACTACTGTTTCTTACAATGAATCATCTAAAGGTTGGGTTAGCTTTAAGTCATTTGTTTTAGAATCAGGTAAGTCTGTTGGTGGAAAATACTTTACAGCTAAGAAAAACGAAACATATGAACACCATGTTGACGTAGTTGAAAATGGAGTAATAACTAATAGAAATACTTTTTATGGTGTTTTTGAAGAGTCTAGTGTTAGTGTTTTATTTAATGACATGCCAAGTAGTATCAAGGATTTTAAAACAATAAACTATGAAGGATCTCAAGCTAGAGTACAACAGTCTTACGATATAGCTGTATCAGCAAATATTACAGACGCGGCAGGAAATAGTGTTTCTACGTCAGATAACGAATACTATAATTTAACACCTAAAAAAGGTTGGTACGTAGAGTCATTTACCACAGACATGCAAAATGGTTCTATACCTGAGTTTATTGAAAAAGAAAATAAATGGTTTAATAAAATACAAGGAGCTGATGACGTAGAGTTTGTAGTTGATGCGTCTGAGTTTAGTACTCAAGGTATTGGTATTTGTTCTGGCGTTGTTTACACAGGCGATCAATTTGAGCTTAGTGTTGGTGCAGATTTAGTAAATGATGATAACGATTAAAATATGGCAGCAGTAAATTACATAATAGAAAACACACCGGTAACAACGGCTCAATATGCTACTACTAGTAGCGGTATAACTAATCCACTTCAACTTATTATTAAGCCAGCAAACTATGAAACACACACTGTTTCTGCTACAAGCTTTAGAATAAGTGGGTTAACAAACTCTACTTATTACAACGGTTTACCAAATGCTTATTTTTCTTTTTTAGGTGATGATGTTTTACCAGATGGAGTTTTAGTTGTTCAGTTTAGAGACAGTGGTGATGCTGGAGAACCTGGAAACACCGTTATAGTCGATGTTTACGTTGCAGATGATTTCGTGATGCCTGGCAATGATCACCAATTTTTTCTAGACATAGATGGTGACGCAGATGAAATACCCGTAAACACTATAGAAATAGTTAATCCAGAAGCTGGTACACCAACAGTATTTGCTTTAAATATGGTTAATTCACTTAGAGGCTTTAATCCAGCTAATCCAGCCTTTCCTTTGCCAGCAGGAACACCAAGTATAGTACCTGGTGCACCTATTTTACCTGGTGATTTTGGCGAGGGTATTGAAATAATTAGTAATCACACTGGCTATCAGATGTTTAATTCGGATGCTGAGGTTCTCGGTGGACCAGCAAGTTCACAAATAGTAATACCACAACCTTACGGCGTTTTATTTAACAATTGTTCTACTGGTTTAAACCCTGATACAGGTGGTTATTCTGGCACACCAAGTAATCCTGTAGTGCCTCAACCATGTTTTGGAAGGCAAAGATTTAATGCCACAGTTGGAGAAGGTATATATCTACCTTGGCCACACTGTAAGTTTACTATTCGACCAAAAGTCGGCTCAAACTTAGTTGTATCTAGACATTTTTATAGTATTGAAGCTGAGGGTAGTGCGTCTTATACTGGACAGCAAGTAAGTAATATGGGTACTGTTGCGGGTTCAGGTGTTACTAATGACTTTGATGGTGATGTGGCAAATACGCTTATAGATAATTCTTCTCAAAACACAGCTTTAGGACTAGGTGGTGAAGACTACATTGTTAATAACACGAGGTTTGGACAGACTGTTTATTACAATCCAACGGTTTATTTAGGTAGTGACTTATCTCAACCACTAACTGGTATTATTAGTAAAATTATATTGTTAGACACTAAAGCCTGGTTCACTCCAGGTGGTAGTATTGCTAGCGGCCAAGGATTAGCAGATATACTACCCGAAGATACTGATTCACTAGGTGTTTCTAGTAATTTTATAGACAACGATATTAGAATAATTATAAAAGGTTTACATGGTTATATTATACCAGAGATATTAACGGATTTATATTTCATTGTAAGTGGACAACCAATACAATTAAATATAGATGAAGAACCTGACGTGCAATTTAATTTTGACATTCAAGTTCCATTTACAATGGCTTAAAACACAAACTATGACTAAAGTATTATTAAAAAATGGAGACAGTGTAACTATTACTGGTGCTAACGGCACTAGTGTTTCATCTATTGTAGAAAACGGTGGTTTTCCTAGCACGGAAAATAATATATTTACCATACGTGGTAGAGCTGCAAATAACACACCAAAAATTATAGCAAATATAACTATTGAGGCTGGTGGTAATAGAAAGTTCAACACAACTCCACAGTTAATTTTAGAGTCAGTTTCATCTCAACTTGGTATAAACAATAATGACATGTCAATGAAACTTACAGGCTCTACAACAAAAGGCACTGGGGTTAATAAAGTAACTACTTCTTATAGTTATAACTTAATATATAATGGTTCTAAACGAATTGAAAGATCTGACGAACTATTATATTCTTTACACGCTAAATCTATACCGGTAGTTAATATCACAAAAGGAATAAAAGATATAAAGATAACCAATAAAGATATAAGAGCCACTGGTTCAACTAGCACTATAAAAGTAATTGGAACTCCTAACACTGATTTTTCTATAGCCGTAACAAGATTAGATGACAATGTAAGATTAACTAATACACTAGGAACTGCTAATAGAGTTTTAAAATCTTTAAAACAAATAGGTAACGTAACTGAAACCTCTATTATAAGTAGAGCTATCAATAAAGATGACACTTCAGTAGAGATAGATACTTTTAATGAACTAACATCTACTATTTATGTGCTTAAAGCAAAAACTAATAATAGTGGTGTTTTTAGTTTTTCTCAAAAATTCCCTAAAATAAAAGCCCATGCCTCAACTGCTATTAATGGTAGCATGGCCGCTAGTGGAACTACAAAAATAATATTTGATAGTTTAGCTGGAGTAGGTATTGGTGATGAAGTTTTATTTTCTGATGGCTCAACAATGCAACAAGGCGTTCCAACTGTGGTTACTGTTATAAATCCAGATGGTGATAACGCTAATGAATGTATTTTATCTAATAGTGTTACAGCTGCAGATGGCGTAGAATGTAAGTTTATTAGACCTTGCAGATACTCTATAAATCTACTTGATGGAGATCAGGTCGATCCTCTATATGAAACGTATTCTATACCAGGATTTGTAGATGGTAGACAAGGTTGGAGTAAGTTTCAGTCGAAAATATTAACTCAAAGCGTAAGGCCAGTAATAATACTAAGAGCTACAACTGAAAATGATAACTATACAATTAATACAGTTGAACCTCCAGCTTCAGGAACTCATATATTTGATAATGTTTTTCCTGGAAGAGTAAATACTATAGCTACGTCTATAAATAATAGATTCATGACAACATCTACGACAACAATTACGTATGCTATAGCTAGAACAGGTGCAGCAGCTTCAGGTGGCAAAACATTTTCCACTGTTTCTGGTAAAGAAAATGGTCCAGTATTTGATCCTAGAGATGAAGACAATTCTGACTTCACAAATATAGATCCTAGGAGAAATGGAGGATCATTAATATCAATAAGAAATATTACTTTTTCTAATAGTGGCACAGCTGTAAATATTTCATTTAAATTTAGAGTTGAAAGATGGGGATTGGAAACTAAGGTTATAGAATTAGATTTAGACAATATAATAAGTATATAATATGGCAACATTACAATTAAACTTTGGAACACTAGCTGATGGTTTTGATTTCAACAGTTCACTTCAAGTAGGTGACACTATTTACTATGCTAGCCCCACCACTAGTGGAGGCTTCAGCGTAGAAGATGATGATGATCAAATTACTTTATTAGGAGTAATAACTAATATAAACCCCGCAACATCTACAACAATTGCAAATTTAATTTGCGATATTAATAATAATATACCACCTCCACCAAACAACAGTTATATATTATTTAGTAAAGACCGATCTGTAAATGTGTCAAATATAAAAGGCTATTATAGTGAAGTTAAATTTAATAATGACTCCAAGAACAAGGCTGAACTATTTGCCACGTCGTGTGAGATCAATGAGACTAGTAAATAATGAGTAAAAAATGTAACTATATAATAGTAAAAATAATTTAAAAAATTACGACATGGCGTTTAAAATGAAGGGGATGAGTTTCGGTAAAGGGACTTCTCCAAATAAAAAAATGAATACAACCTCAAACTTTTATGGCAAAAGAGGTATACAAACAGGAGAATCAAAACAGCAATATAGAGACAGGCAAAGAGTTGAAAGAATATATTCTGGAATGAAAAATAAAACATCATATGAAGATGTTGCAAAAAAACTACAAAAAGGTGATGCTTTTAAAGCTGGTAAAACTAAAGACGCAACTAACACTATAATTACAGGTGGACCAAAAATTAAAAAAACAACAACAACGCCTAAGGTTGCGCCAAAAAAACCAACACCTAAAGTTACAACAACAAAAACAACAACACCTAAAACTAAATCTCCATCTGGATTTGGTGCGGCTTTTAATGCTGCTAGAAAAAGTGGAAAAAGAACATTTAAGTTTAACGACAAGTTATACACTACTAGACAAAAAGGAGAATCAAAACAAGCGTTTGAAGCTAAGTTCAAAAAACCTAGTAGTAGTGTAGCTAAAACAAAAGTAACACCCATTAGAAGAGATAAAACAAAAGTAACAGCTCCTAAAATTAATATTAAAAAGAAAAACGGAGGCAAAAAAGTTGGTGTTAAATTTCCTATTGGTAGAAAAGTTTAATTTAAAATTATAATAATATGGCATTATTCGGAGGATTATTAGGTGTGGCTGGTAGCGCTATAGGTTTTTTTGGCGCCAAGAAAGCTGAGAAAGAAGCTGCTGCTAGAGAAGCTGCCGCTAAGAGAGAAATGGATAGATACAAGTCTCAATATGCTTCTATAGATACTAGTAATCCGTATTTAAACATGACTAATACTATGGCTGGTCTTGAGAATACAATGGAAGACGCCACCATTAATCAAAAGCAAGCAGAGATGGAAGCTCAACAGTTTCAACAAAGTCAAGCTAATATATTAGACTCAATGAGAGGTGCTGCTGGTGGTAGTGGTATAGCCGCTACAGCTCAAGCGCTAGCTCAGCAAGGTCAACAAGCTGCTCAAAGGTCTGCGGCAAGTATAGGCGCTCAAGAGTCAGCTAACCAAGCAGCTGCTCTTCAACAAGCTGGAAGACTACAAGAGATGGAAGCTAGAGAGGCAGGAAGATTACAGGGTTTAGAAAGACAAGGTGAGATTTTATCAAGACAACAACAGCAACAACAAATAGGTACTTTACTAGGAATGTCACAATCAGACGTTGCTGCTGAGAGACAACTAAAGGCACAAGCTACAGAAGCTAAAACAAGTGCTTTAGGTAGTGGACTTCAAGCTCTTGGTGGATTGTTTTCAGATAGAAGATTAAAAAAGAATATTAAACTAATAGGTAGTTCTCCTAGTGGTTTAAAAATATATGCTTTCGAATATATTGATAAAGTGTTTGGAGAAGGTGTTTTTCAAGGCGTTATGGCTGATGAGATGTCTAGTGATGTCACAGTTAAACATCCAAATGGATATAATATGGTTGACTATTCTAAGATAGACGTAGAATTTAAAAACATAAACCATGGCAGATAGAACACTTATAGAAGGTCAGTATAGAGCTACAGTATCAAACACTAGTGACATAGAGTTTGCTAAGGGTATGATTAGAATAGCTGATATAGTTAAAGATTGGAAACTACCACGAGCAGCTAAGAAACAACAAGATGATATGTTAGCAGCTGAAGTTGTAAATCAAAATGGTGAGTTACCAGCAAGTTACGTTAAAGCTACTGAAGAGCATTTACAAGAAGGTAAAGATCAATACATAAATGGCACAGAGCAAGATAAAGCTCTGGCTATGCGTGATCAAAACATGTTAACTAATGAGTTAATGGAACTTCAAGAAACAAGATTACAGTTAGCTAATTCACAAGCTCCAACTGAATCAAATTACCAAGCTCTTATAGATAGCAATACAGTTATGAGTAACGCATTTAGAGACCCATACAATCCTAATAACGAAATTATAACAAAGTTATTATCTGAAGAAGACAACTTAATTATTCAAGGCGGTAAAGCAGGTATGGAAATAGGTGGCAAGTTTCTTAGTGTTGCTGAGATAAAGAACAGTATGATTTATAGAGATGAAACTTCTAGAAAAAACGTACAAAACGCATATGACTCATATGTGCAATTAGGCGCAAAACAAGCTTCTTCTCCTAGTAAGTTTTTTAACTATAACGTGGCTGAACTTGACGTAAGAGATAAGATATTAAAACCAGGAAATTTAGTATCACTAGCAGTTGATCCAATGAAAGATGACACAGATATACTTTTGCCAGATATGGATGCGCAGACAACGTGGTATAATCAGGCTGTAGAAGCACTGGTTAATCCAGATAGAATTACTTCTTTAAAAAATATAAATTCGTATCAAAAAGCTGCTGATCAGAAAGGTGTTAACTGGAAAGATGGTTACAGTCTAGAAGAAGCGCATACTGTGGTTAGAAACATGGTTTATAATCCATTGTTTAAAAAAAACCTAGAAGATGAGTTAGCGTTTTACTACACAGATATGGCTAGAAAGGGTTATGAAGTAGGATTTGGTACTAGAGAAGAAAGATTAAACAGAGATGCTGAAAAGCAAATATACAAACAAGATCTTGCTGATAGGGTTGAAAAACTTAGATTAGAAAGAGATGAAGAAAAAGAAAAAAACGAGAAAAAAGACATAACACAAATGTTCAACTCTGAAGCAGAGTAATTATTAACGGGTAACTAACGAAACAGTATGAACAAAAAGAATTATAACGTAGAAGGTTACAATAAACCTTTTACAGTAACAGAAGATAAAGAAAAAGAGTTCTTAGCTTGGGCTAAAGAAAATAATAAACAATATGAGCTAGCAAGTGAAGACTTGGGAAAGCAATCGAGCTCTGCAGCGGATGCGACTGTAGAGCAAACAACTACAGCATCGACTCAAGAGGTGGATCAACCTCAAAACAATCAACAAACAGATACGGACTACAAGCCGGTAGATGGTTCTTTGGAGTCACTAAGAGATAGCTTTGAATCATTAGAAAAAGATTTAAAAGAAAATGATTATGAATCTACGTTAAATAGTTTAAAGAAATCTATTGATAGTATTGATAAAAACAATCAATCTAGTGAATATAATTCTTTAG